CTACGCCTTGGTCAAGAGCTTTAACGCTTGCAATGCTAGTAAGCTCTGAGTCCATCAAAGCACCAGCGGCTGTGACGTTGGTTACATCTGTAACATCTGCTAAGGCTTCAATGCCATCTAGCTTAGTATGATCAGCATCTGTAAAGACATTAGAGTCACTCGCGGCTTCCACGGCTGTACGAATCTCTGCATCAGTTTGGTCAGCAGTTGCTGAAGCTTCAATAGCATTTAGCTTTGTGTGATCTGCGTCTGTAAAGACATTGGAATCTGTAGCGGCTTCTACGGCTGTACGAATCTCTGCATTTGATTGGTCTGCGGTTGCGGAGGCTTCAATGCCATCTAGCTTTGTACCATCTGTAGCAACATCACGACCATCAAAGGTGCTGTTAGTTGTAATAGCCCCTGTCATAGCACCACCAGCTTTAGGCAACGCAACGTCTGCTGTAGTGCCTTGTGCGGCAGTAGCATAGTCCGTAGAATCAAAAGCCTTAACCTGTGCAAGGTTAGTGACTTCGCTATCCATTAGTGCGCCAGCGGCTGTTACGTTAGCTGTATCAGTGACATCAGCGTTAGTTTCAACAGTATCCAGCTTAGTGCCGTCTGTGGCTACGTCACGGCCGTCTATAGTGCTGTTAGTCGTCAAAGCGCCTGTGATGGCAGGGGTAGCCAAGGTTTTGTTCGTAAGTGTCTGAGAGCCGCTTAGCGTGGCTACAGTGCCATCTATGGCCATTGTTACGCCGTTTCCTGACGCAGTAGAGGTTACACCTGTACCGCCAAGCAAGCTCAAGGCTTCTGAATCTAAATCAATTGAGATGCTTGTTGTGCCATCAGTCAGGTCGAGGTCTTGTGCAGTAACTTGAGAGTCTACGTAGGCTTTAACACTCTGCTGAGTTACTAGGGCTGTTGCGCTATCACTAGCCATGTTGTCTTCATCAAGAATGTTTGTGACTGTAACAGCACCAGTACCAGACAATCCGTCAAACTCTACAATGCCATCTACGTCTACGTTGCCTGTGACAGTAATGTTTCCACCAACTGTAAGGTTGCCCGTAGCTGTCAGGCTGTCGATGTAAGCGTTCTTGAAACGCAAAGCATCCGTGCCTAAGTCTACGTCACTGTCAGTAACTGGATACACTATACCATCTTCAATACGCACTTGTTCAACCGCACTGCCGCCTACTTCTACAAAGATGCTCCAGCGGTTGTTGGTACTATCAACTACAATTTTGTTTTTAAAATCTGCATCACCAATGATTTCAATGTTGCCACCTTCACCAGCGCCCCCATCGTGTTGGTGTCCGGTTGTGCCCGACGCAGCATACGCAAAAGCATTTACGAGCTGGTTATATTCATCATTAAACAACGATGCTGTAATGGTGTCGCCGTCTGTTAGGCTACTTTGTCGTGTATAACTTGTTCCTGCCATCTGGGTTATCTCCTGCCTGCTGGGACGTAATTTATGTATATGCCGTTGATTGCGTAGGGTGCATTCTGATCTTTGCTACTAATTCTAAAGCTACAAGAATGTCCGCTGCCCTGTAGGGCTTGTCGAAGCATAGGGTCGTTACTTGCTCCGAAAATAGCTGTTCCAAATACTGCAGCTCCAAAGATTGCTGGGAGCGGAACAGCATCTAAAACATAATCAGGCGGCTGTGGTATTGATGTATCTTCGTAATCGTAACGCACTCTAAGTGTTGGTTGCACTTCGCCTTCGGGCGTAATAGAGATTTTTGCGTAATGTAAAGTCTTTCGAGTTCCGATGTCACCAAAGTCATAGTTAGGTGTTGAATACTGTGCGTCAACATTAAAAGCTGCGCCGCCTTCATAAAAACTATTTCCTTCGTCATGGTTATAAACATAGCCGTCTAAATCTCCGTGGAACTCTCTCTCTACTCCATTTGCACTAAAGCCTGACATGAAGGCTGTAGCTTGTATGCCTTTTGTTTCTGACCACTCAAAGCCATTAGATGTAAGTGTTCCTATAATGCCTTTGGAGACTTTTGAAGATTCTCCGTCTATTGTATAAAATAATCTGTATTGCGACTTGCTTCGTAGCACTGAACTCGCTATTGTGTACGTATCAACTGACTTAGCAAGAGTTGAAGTGATAGACTGTATCTGTCGGCTTACTGAGCCTAACTCAACGTCACCAATACGAGATGTACCAGCAACAGAACGAATGCCATCAGGACTTAAAAATACTAAGTCACCGCCAATCTCCTGAATGCTGTGATCACTCAAACAACCTACGTTTTGTGTAATAGGTACAATAGCAATGTTGTTACTGTCGTTAATGTTTATAAGTTTATGTAAGCTATTACGACAAAAGATGATCAAGTCATCTCGAAAGCTTTTAAGTCCAATCACTTGATCAGATAATTTTATACTTCCAGCACCTGCGCCGTTAAAATTATCAGGCTCAAAGTTATGGCTGTAATAAACAGTATCTTTAGCTGCATCAGCTCCAGCAACTACTAAGTGGTGATCGTGTACAGCGCATGTAGAAGGAGCATGTGTGTTTGTTACTGTGATTTCTTCTGCAAAGAAAGTCCTAGTATTTAAAACTCCAGTGCCTTCCATGTGAAAGTAAAAAGGTTTGTTTACTCCATCACAAATAATAATCTGACCGTAGTCAGTGTTGCCTTCGTACAACGCAAAGCTCGATTGTTTTTGACTTGTTCTGGCGGTAAAGTCTCTCCCAGTAAACGCTGTGTAGTTATCTCCTGTGCTTGCAACAGAAGCCCTATTAATTTGTAACCAACTATTACCATCAACACTAAAGAAAACACCATCGCCTGAACATACTATAAGGCCATCTGCGTAAACTTCAAGGCCTAAAATTTTATTATTTCCATTTGGTCGTGTGTCGCCAAAAGCTGTGTAGCCGTTTACACGGCGATAGCCACCATCAGGATCGACTTCAAAGTTTATAAGCTTTGTAGCTAATCCGGGCTGCGCAAGCATCTCAAGCTGATTGAGGTTAGTATTTAAACCTCCTTTGCACGAGATACCAAAGGGTTGGGAAGCTGCCATATTATACGAATCTCATTCTGTCGTCTTTAATGTAAGTAGGCGAAGGTTCAATAAGGTTTGACCGCATGCTGCGTAAACCCTTCTTGTAGTCATCAAGTGCAAATGCAGCAGCTTGAGGGTTATCTTTGAACTGCCAAATATAATATCGTGCTTTAGCTAAAAGAACTGAGCTGTACATCTCAGGAAACACAAGAGTGTCTGAGTATGCAGTTAGTTTTGTAGGGAGTGTCCACGCATAGAACCACACGCGGTACGCTTTGTCTGGAATAGGGCTGAGGCCAAATCTGCGGCCGTCAGGACTTCTAATAACTCTATTAGGCTGACCGTATTGTTGAGTGTCAGCGTCATCTAAATTCTCGGAGACTCGTCTAAAGTCTTTCCATGCTTCGGTAGTCATGAAGCGCAGGTTGCTTCCCATGTAAGGGGCTGTTTCGCCGGTAACGCCGACCGTAGTGATGTAGAAGTTTTCCCAGTCAATAGAGCCATAGTCAGTTGTAACGCCGTCGCTTGCGGGTTTCAACTCATAGAAGCGTGTGCCAGTGACTGTCTCGACATAGGTGTTGCCGTACATTGGATCTACATCGCCGCTTTCAACAACAGATAAAAAAGGCCACTGCGGCTCCTCAGTTATGATGTCAAAGTATGCACGATTAAGAGAATCTTTTACATGCTGCTGGACTCCTACCGCTGATGCAAAAGAAGAAGCTGTTAAAGAAACTTCATTCAGTTCGCGTAAAAGCTCGTTGGTTAGATCTAAGTAGGATGTGGACATGTTTATTTAGCCTGTGTAGTTTCTGAAGTTGTTTTATCTTTCTTGCCGAAAATTGCATCGTAGTTGTCGTTATACTTCTTTTTATTTTCTGCTTTGTACCAACTTCCTGTATCGCCAAATATTCTGTTGTTCTGATTGTTTCTTATTTTAACTCTGTTAGAATCATTTCCTATTTGAGGCATCCTTAATTCTCCTTTTTAAAAACAGAGGGGCTTTTACACCCCTCGTTTCCTTGACTGTTACTTAGTCAATTTCGTAGAACGCTGATACGAGTGCATCAGGACGCAATACTTTAGCACCATATACGTGCAGGCCGCGACAGATATCACCAAAGCTATCTGGGTCACGGATGACTTCAGTGCTGGTAATGGTCTGTGCAGTAGCAGTAGAACTAACGTGGCCAGCAAGGATCTGACCAGCAGCAGTAGTGCCGGGGATGTTGTTAGACTTGTACATGTCAAAGCCACGCAGCTTGCCTGAAGATACCAGACCGTTACGGATAGAACCTTGACCAGCATTGAAGTCTACAGACATTAGCTTAGAGCTAGACTGAGAGAGCTGCTCGTAGAACGCAGGAGGGGCCAAGAACCAGCGGCCTTCTTCTGGGATGTTCTGCTCGTCAAGAAGACGGGCCATGTGAGCCATCAGATCCAATGGATCAGTAGCACCAGCGATGTCGATAGCGCCTGAACCGTCAAAAACACCGGCAGCCAAGTTAGTTGCGCTGTCAGTACCTAAGACATGGTTGGGGCTTGAGGCTGAAACACCAGCAAACATCTTAGCAATTACGCCAGCATCGAAAGCATCACGCAGAGCGTAAGCGGCAGATGAGGAAGCAACTTCTTTAAAGTTTACATGGGACATTGCAGTTTCAATATCATCAACTTTAAATTTAAAGGCGTTAGCCACATCTACAATCAAAGTAGTTTCTACGTCAGTCAGTTTAGTTTGTGTTACGTCAGCGCCGCGCTCATACTGATATACGGTGATGGTAGGCTCTTTGATGATCTTTACAGAATCGCCATAGCCAGAAATCTCACCAGCATAATCAGTGTTAGTAATAGCTTCAGCTACAGAAGACTTTCGGAAGAAGTTAAGAACCTTCTTAGAAAATACGGACGGTAGGAAAAACTGGTTGGTTTGACCTGAGCCGTCACTAGCGAAGTTACCAGCGGTGGTGGTGCTTTGTTCAAATGTTGAGTCGGATACGTTATAAGCCATTGTGTGTTACTCCAAAAAAAGACAATTAATTAAGGTGCTATTCTGCCTTCCATTATAGCCAAGTCAATTTCACTTTCATATTTATCGAATTGAATCATAGACAGTTTAGCAATTTCCCGTTGAGACCAAATCTTTGGCTCCTTAGCGTTTATTTCAGTAGTCCGTGTAGACACCATATCGGCTGCAGAAGACTTGGGGGTTTGTGATTTATTTGTCTTAGGCTTGCTTCCAATTTGAATACCGTTTTCCATCTTATAAAGGTCGATAGCTTTGATTGCTAGGGCAACATTATCTGGGTTATTATAGATCCAATCTTGAATTGCTTCAGGTTGTTCTTTAGCCCATCCATGAAACTTGTCATCCCCACGAATATCTTCAAAATCGGGATGACGGCTTTTGAGACTTGCTTCTGCTTCTTTACGTTGGGTAGCTGCTTCACGTTCTTCCATCACAGACATCTTTTGTTTAAAAGCTTGCATTTGTTGTTCACTTTGTAAGTGTGCAACAGTCTCTACTGTTTCATATAAATCAGGGTACTGCTCTCTAAAGCTTGCAAGATCTTCGGGTGTCTTAGGCGGCGCATATGCTGGTTGCATTTCTGTTGCGGCTGCGGTAAGTTGGAGTTCTTTCTGCTTAAAGTCGGCAATCTTCTGATCATAATGCTTCTTTAAATCATCGTATCGTTTCTTATAATTTGTTCTTCCTTTGGGTTCATCCTCTTCTTCTACTGCGGGGGCCGCTTGTTTGCGGGTGGCCTGCTGAGGTTCTGCAAAGAAAAGCCCATCCGCTTGTCCTCGACTTGGTGCGTCTTGTGTATGCCAAGACTTTTTCGAGTTGTACGGGTTGGCAGTTGGCTCTTCAAATTGTTCGTTTGCGTTAGACATGTGCGTCACACTCCGTTAGGGGCTTGTCAGTTTTCAAGGTGGCTGTATTATTCGCGTTTATAACACAGGGTCTTGTTACGTCAAGGTGGCCTCTGGATTTTTAAGTTGTGATAAAGGGTTCAGATTTCTGAAGTAGCTTTATCGTGGTCGTACACTTGGCATCTGGTTAGCGTCAATCATCATACTATTGATGTTTTCTTCTTCTGGAGTCTCGTCCATTGGGACATCATCCACCATGCCACCAAATGCTTTCTTCATTAAACCACCGTCATAGGCTTTCTCAGCTTCGTCCATCATAGTTTGTAGCTGATCAGCGCCCATTTGATCGGTAGCCTTTTTGGTGAAAACAAATTCACCGTCCGATAGCCTTGCGGGAATCGAATCTGATGTGCCATCGCCGGGGCCGTTTACAGCTCCTTCGCCAGCAAATTCTCCTGCAACATCCATAACCTTGTCAAAGATGCTACTTAGACGCTCGTCAGTTTCTAGAACGCCCATTAAATATTCTTGGTCTTCTGAGTCTAAAGACTCTCCTAAGACATAGCCCGCGTAATCTTCTTCCATCTCTGCGTCTGGAAGTTGAGACGCTTCTACTTCTTCTTTTTCGTCTTCAGGGATGTTGTCATAAGTGTCAACAGGCATGTCATCATCTTCTTCCATTTCCATTTCAGGTGGAGTAAGAAGTGAACCGCCTCCAGCCTTTTTAGTTCTTGTATACGTTACATCAGAGTTATCTTCAGCGGCTAAAGCAACTTTAACAGGGTATGTTTTTCCCTCGTCATTTGTAAAGTCAAAAACATCTAAGCCTTCTTTTTGTGCAGATGCAAATTCTTTTTCAAATCTGCTTTCCTCTGGCGCAGTTATTACATCATAAGCTGATTTACCGCCTATAAGTGCGACAGCAGCCTTAGCTCCGCCTTTAAGTTGTTCAGTTGTCTTAAAAGCTTCTGTGCGTTTTTTACCTACTACAACGCCACGACCTTCAGCAGTTCTTCCGGGAGTTTTTGCATCAACGCCTGAAAGCTTATCTAGCTCTTTGTTTGTTTTAACTTTAGCTTTCTTACCTGCCTTTGCAACTGCCTTAACTACAGAGCCTAAAAAGTATCCTTCGCGTTTATCATATTGCATCTCACCGCCAGACATCTTATTGGCGCGGGACATGTTGCGATCCATGTTTCTTTCGGCTTCTTCAGCTTTTAATTGCTTTTCCATCTCAGGAGAAACTTCGCCGGATTGCATTGCGTTGTTATATTCAGCAGCTTCCTTAGCGGTTGAAGCTTCCATCTCAGCAATGCGCTTCTTTTGTTCCACATGCATTCGGTAACGTCTGTCATCTGATGTTTCGGGCATAATCTTAATCCTCAATTCGTTGTTTGGCTTCGCGTACTTGATCTTTTAGTTGCAACAAACTAACCAGAGAACTCACTTTCCCCTGCCTGCGGAACATTTCCAGTTCCGATGTTGCCACCGCCAGTCCCTGTAGCTCCAAGTTCTTGAGGTTGAGGAGATGCTCCTTGAGCGCCTCCCACAGTTCCTTGTTGGCCGTTAGGGGCGACAGCTTCGCCGCCAGTTGCTTGTCCAGCATTTTGCGCTCCTATGATTTTTGCCATGATTGCAGCTTCTTCAGGATTATTAAGGATCTCATCAGGATCTAAGTCAAGGCTGTAAGCCAACTCACTAACGATCTTAGAGATCTTAACAAACGGTGCAATAGCTGGGTTCTGAGCGGTCTGAAGGAACATAGTCAAACGTTGACTGCGTACTTCTTTTTGCATTAGGCTGTTTGTACCCATTGCATGTATCTCTAAATCACCCTCTACGGCCAACTCACCGTCAAAGAACTGCATATTCCATTGGTAATAAGACCTTCCTAGTGGTCGAAGCAAGAAGTCATCTATGTTTTTCACTACTGTTTTAATATTTAAACTTGCTGCGCCCAACAACATAGACATACCAGAAGCTGTACGAGTCATACTCTGTACGCCTGTCTGTCCATGCGAGTAGCTTGGGATTCCGGTCTGCTCATCTGCAAGCTGACGAAACTTGTCAAACATCATCATGTTTTCTTGTGATGTGTTAGGGAATTTCAAGCCATGAATAGCCTGACCTTGCATCCCTGCTTGCCTACGAAACACCTTGCCGGGGTATATTTCCATTGACTGCCCACCAACTAAGGCAGACTCATCTACGTCAAAGACTAAGGAGCCTGATAACGCTAAATTGTCAATTGCCATACGTGCATGGCCGTTCATTATTTGTTGGGAGTCGTCCATATTTTCAGCAACGCCAATACCAAAGAAAGAATAAGGATTACGCTCGTAAGGAAAGGCATTGTAGGGGAGCCGGTACGGAGTAAAAGGGTTAACAACCCCGCGTAGAAGCTTACCGTTACTGATCCAAGCATTAACTTGTACTTCATCTAAGTCGTCCACTTCGTCTGGGAGTTCCATACCGGCGTCGCGGGCATACTGCGCATCCATAACTCCCCAGTACTCTAAAACTTCAAAAAGTCCATCTCCATACTCTTCAGTACGTTGATCATCTTTTAATTCATGCTCGTAGTCTTTTTCAACATAGTTCGAACCCATAACAAGACAGTCACGGATTTGATCTTTGTTAAAATGCGGAAGCTTTGCAAGGCCTCTGAGCTGTGAACGGTTCATCTTGTGTCTATGAAATGCATATTCACAATCGTCCATTGTATTTGCATTAGGATCTGGAAAGAAATCCCAGATGCTGACAAACTCAATGCGCGGAACACGCACAGTAAGAGGATTATAAGTTCTTTCGCCTGTTTCTTCGTCCTTTACCCAGCGACTCAATGTCTTGTTGTGGTTGAACGGGCCTTTAACAACCCCTGTACCAAACAAAGCAGCCTCAAACAACGCATTGCGAAGCTCTGAAGAACCATTAGACTCTTCAATCTGGTCGTGAATAAGTTTCTGCATCAAACGCGCAGCATCTTTAGCTGGAGCTACTTCTAAAGCCTGTGGATCAGGGCTTGGGCCCTCGTTAAAATTGAGCTTGCCGCTAATTTCTCCTGCCTTCACAACTTTCTCAAAGGCCGACTCGCCCGAAGAGAACGTAGCGCCTGCTTTCAAGACTTTTCCGTCTCCTGCAAAGCCTACGTCAAAGGGGTTTACTTCTTCCTTTTCTTCTTGCTCTACTTTGGGAGCGTTGGAGCTTTCAATTCCGGGGGAGCTGTCTAAATGTCTGTACGTAGAAACGCCTTCTGGGACTTCTGTGGCTTTGACGCCAATAGGAAACTGACCAGTGCCAAAGATAACGTCTACTAACTGACCAAATGCTGCGATCACTTTCGTTTTAGTCACTTTGATGAAGACTTTAGATTTCTCGGACTCACGAAACTTTACATTCTTAGCGTATAAACCACGGAAGTTGTGGTACGCCTGTAGCCAACGGGCCTCATCATGCTCTCTAGCTCTTTCGGACTGAGCAAAACGATCCTCGATTAAACCGACAAACTGGAGACGTACAGATTCTTCTAGATTTAGGTCGAGTCCACTCTCACCTTCTACAGGCGAGAAGTAGATCTCTCCAGCGTTTCCAAATAAACCGTTTTCTTCATTGCTCATATAAGTTAATATCCAAAGGTTGAATCAACAGGAGCATAACTACGCTCTCTGTGGAACTGTCTCATTTGGTTCAACGTGTCGTTGATGCGCGGTCGAGACATAATCAGATAACGTAGTGCATCGTATGCGTGATCGGGTGCATGTGTATCTACGTCTTCTGGGTTACGTTTATCCAGAGGAATACTTTGAAGTTCGCGTATCAGGTTAGGGCATGTATTAAATAATTGTATTCGAGGCCTTCCGCTTTGCATAATCTTCAAGTATTCATGGATTTGAATCTTTCCTTGTACTCTATTCTTGTCTGCTCTTCTAAGCTTGTGTCCAGCTCTCTGAAGAGTTTCACCGATTGTTGGGCCTCCAACACCTGTACGACTCCAACACGCTGTATCTAAAACTCCCGGAACTGAGAAAGGATCTCCTCTTTCCATATTGGTTATGAGTTCTCCTAGTTCTGTTCCCAGTAAGCCTTTCTGATACAACTCACGATATATAATAAGTGTTCCATCACTAGGATCTACTGCACCCCAGATGCAAGCACTCTCCGAAGCATACCCATAATCTATTCCTTTGATGCGTTCCCAATGTACAGGAATATCAAAAGGTGTAATCACGTGTATCTGCGGAACAAACTCTGTAAAGGCTGCGCCTTCTGCAACGTCCCAGTTGCCGTCTAGAAGCTGCTGTCTCTGCGTTGGTGGCAGAGCCTTTAGCATCTTCTCATACCGGCCGTCAGTGGCTAGAAACGGGTTGTCCTGAAGCCTAGCGGGTATGAATTTACGTGTTAGTCCGTCTGCGCCCACAAAAGACTCATGCGGGGGTGCAACATCAATATATCTCTTCTTTACCCATGACGCTCCAGCGCCACCGGGGTTTGCTGTACAACGCATATAGACCTGTATCTCTGGGTCTGTTGTACGTAGTCGGGATGCTAGATAATTCCAAGCAAACTCTGTCGGGAGGTGAGTGATCTCATCAAACCCTATCCAGCTATATGCCTGTCCCTGATACCGATAAACATCTGCATCTCGTTCCAAGAAGCCAAACTCAATCTTTGCGCCGCTTGGAAAGTTCCAGAGCTTCTCTACTTCTTTGTACTTACATCCCGGAAAAGCTTTAGGGTACAACTCTCTGCTCTTGTCTATTAGTTCTCGTAGTTCTGGCATAGAGCGTCTAATGATCAACCCTCTGTGTGCTGAGCGGTGTGCATAGCGCAATGGATCTACTAGCATGGCGTAGGACTTACCGCCACCTGCTGCACCACCATACAACACATCTGTTTCGCTCGAAGCAAGGAAGTCTTCTTGTGGGCCTTCGTTGGCTTTGAAGATGACTTCTTCTTGTGCCTCAGATGCTAGAGATTTTGGCAGGGCTTTTAGATCTTCTGAGCTTATAACCTTACTTGCTTTGTCGTTAGCTAGTTGTGTTAAAGTCTTGTTGGTGTTTCCAATCGACTTCTTGTAACTCTCTACTTTAGCTTGTGCTGCCTTTAACTTCTTTTGCTTCTCTCGGACGACTTTCTTTGCGTCCATTGTTGCTTTAGTCTTAGAATGATAATTGTAACCACGGCTTTTAGATCCTTTTGCTCTGCCTGACTTCTTACGCGGGGTTCCATCTACCTTCAGTATAAACTCTCCGGCATCGTCCTTTGCGTAGTTGTCTGGGTTTAGTTCCCAATCAGTCATTGCGTTTATCAGCTATCTTCTTTAAACCCATGTGAGAGATTGGTCGCCCTGTCTTGTGTTCTAAGAACATTGCGGCTTCGCGGAGACTCAACGTCTGCTGCTTAACCATCTCTACCATCTTGTCTAGTTCTTCGAGCTGTTCGGGTACGGGCGTTAACAACTCTACGTTGTTATCATCCAGCTTATAACCAAATGGAATAGTACTGCTAGATCTCCTCATACGTGCCTTCTATTACTGTCGCTTGCTTTGCGGGCAGGATAAACAACCCTCCAGTAGTGTTGACAGTAACATCCAGCCTATCAGTCTTTCCTAAGCCTACGCGGTCTAGGATGGTCTGTGCTGCCTGTATACGCATGTTAGCTTGCGGTATAGGCTCTGCACTATCCATGATATGTACTAGCTTTAGGGCGGCCTTAGGCGCGCTCTGTGCCAGTATGTTCGTAGCAAGGTCTAAGATCTCTGTCTTTAAAGCTTTAACAACTGCAGGGTAGCTTGTTTCACTGTATCCTGCTAGTTCTGCTGCATGCTTAGCATCTCCACCGCACTCAAGTAAATGATGCAGGAAGGACTCTTGCTTAGTTGTTAGTGCTTTTGAACCCATTGTATATGCTTCTTTGATTATATTACTACAGTATATACTCAGAATGAAGGTTTGTCAAGCACTTTATGCAATAAAGGTATAAAGAATTAAACGAAAGTACTTGACAAAACCTGATTCTAGTCCTATAATAGATATTAAGCCCTCCGGGGTTATATAGACATGTCAGCAGTCATCTTCTTATGTATCTGCTTCCCCCGTTTCAACCGTGTGCATATATCTATACCACCCCTCTACTGCACTTCCTTTGAAGTCTTTGAAGCTGCCGCGCTAACTGGTATACACTCCAAAGTCTTCCAAAATGTATAACATTGTATATATATAGGGGGGAGGGGCCATGGCGACCTGCCCCGCCTCTCCAAAGGCTCCAAAGTCTACAAAAACTTATAAATCTTTTTAGCTGGATCTGTCTAGTTTCCAAACTGTCAAGACTTTAAAGACCTTTGAAGATTAATAACTTTAAGCTCTAAAGACTCTATA